CGCTTAAAATAGGGAGATATAAAAAATGACAGAAGCAAGATTATATAATTTAGCTTGTGACCAATTACTTGAGGATTTTGTTGAGGTGTGTTCTGTCGTACCCTAATGATGAAGTAAAGCAATATGAAAAAGGAGGTTTTATGGACCGAGTTAGTTCAAACTAATTCAGAAATGAGAGATAAAAAAAATATTGGTTAAGGAGGAAGAAAAGTGAATGAGAAATATAATGAAGAGTATGAAAGATTTAAACTAGACATTTCTATAGGCTTGTATGATAATGCTATCATAGCGATGTCAAGTAATTTCGGTAGGCTTTTAGCCTTTTTAGAGTTATCAACTTTTAATGATATTGAGCGAGAACAGGAAGAGGAAAAAATCCGCGAATTATATCATATTTGGAAAAAAAGGTATTATTTTAAAGGAGGAAGAAAAAATGAATATTAAGGAAGAAAAAATGAATATTAAGGAAGAAAAAGACAATGTTAAGATTTATGTGATTAATTCTAATACAGGTCACATAGTTAGAAGTGAAAGTATTATAACAAACGAGCCACTAATAACAATAGCAAAAAGATATGCAACTAAAGATTTTATTGTTATTGTTTTAATACCTAATTTTTATTGTTTTTATATTAAAGGTAAATCATATTATTGTGAAGCTACTAACGACAATGTAATAATTGATTTTTTCAAAGATGTGTTAAGTGGTTTATATGATAATGCTAGAGACTCTTACCATATTGAATACGGCAGAGTTGCGACAATATGTCAATATACTAACACTGTAGACCCTAGTAAATACGATATACTTTTAACCTGTATAGATAATATATGGGAAACAAGATATTATTCAAGATTGTTAAGGAGAGGTAAAAATGATTAAATACAGATTGCACAATATTACAGATTTTGGTGTAGAAATTCATGATTTTTATACTGAAAACTCACTAAACAATTATATAGCAGTATTCGTAGACCCTCCGTATTGGGTAGAAAATTTAGAAACTAATAAAAGTGTTTATACAGGTTTTACTGATATTAATAGTGATACTTTATATAAACTTGATAATTCAACTCTTAATGAGTTAGGTTTAGTTAGACCCGATAATGTTTCACGTGAAACATTGCAGGAAACTCCTATCGAGTGGATAACGAGGCACACACCTACAGAAGAAAAAGAGCCATACACAAAACTAGAAAAAATATCCTCTTTCTTAGACATTTTATCAGTTATAATTATGGCAACATTTTTATTATATTTATTCTTATCATCTGTATCATTTATTGCAGAGCATTTTTCAGATTTTACTTGGAAAATATTTAGTATTTTATAAGGAGGAAAAACATGGCAAAATTAACTAACGCATTGTTACGATACAAAGTAATGTTCACAAAAAGTGGCACCGGCGGCTATACTGCTCGTGTCATGCTACCTAAAGAAGCAGTAAAAGATTTAGATATTCATGCAGGTGATTATATAGAGTATACCCGCGTTCCACATGGTTTATTATTGCGAAAAGTTGAGAGGTGCGAATAATGGCAAATAAGCGAATAAAAAAGAAACAAACAAAACAGGATATTTTACGAAAAGAATATTCTCATGAATATACTAATTATTTATCCCGTGTCAGAAATCAGCAAAAACAAGGTGTTCAAGTACAGATAATTAAGCGTGTTAAAAATCCATCTAAAGCCTCTATTGAAAGATTGAAAAAACAGAGAGCTAAAGAAATACGTGATAAAGCGTCTGTTGTAAATATGCTGACAGGAGAGTCAATATCTTATAAAGAATACGGACGTAAACATGCACTTGAAATTAATAGAGTTTTTACGAAATTAACACCGCAAGAACAGGAATATGCTAGGCTTCACGATTACAATACAGCAAAAGAGTTAAAAGCGTTACAAAAAACAGGCATCAAGGTAAATATAGCAACACCTGTATTAGATTATGAGGCTATTATAGACTCATGGTATGACTCTTTAGAGAGTTTTGAACAAAAAACAGCTGGCTATTTAAGAGAAAAAACAGACGCTTTATTAGCCAACGCGTCAGATAAAGAAAGAGCGTTATTTGCTTATACTTACGCGAAAGAACCAGAAGCATTTCCAACAGACCCTTACATGGATAAAGCCAGGGTTGACGCTGTGTTTTGGAATATTTTATGTAGAATGGGCGTTCTTAGCAACACAGAAGATTTTCAAGAATTTTTACAAGAGCAAGATATTGTTATTGAAAAAGAATAAAAAGAGGGTGAGTCTAATGCCACGGAAAAAGAATATCACTTTTTGGGCATGCGATTTTGAAACAACTGTTTGGGGTGAAGAGGTAGAACAGAAAAAAGGTAAAAAACAAGACAGTACAGAAGTTTGGAGCGGTGCAGACGTGGCGTTATATGATGAAACTGAAACAGTAACAATAACTCACTCTATAAGAGATTTTTTAAATAGATTTTTAACAATGAAAGGTAATAATATATTGTATTTCCATAATCTAGCTTTTGATGGCTCTTTTATAGTTGATTTTTTATTGCGGGAGGGTTGGAACTGGGTACACTGTAAAGACAAGGAAATGAGGTCAAAAGAATTTCAGACTTGCATTTCTGATATGGGGTCTTGGTATTGGATAAAATTAAAATGGAATAAAACTTTTTTAGAGATACGAAACTCTTTAAAGCTTATGCCCTCTTCCTTGAAAAATATTGGAAAATCATTTGGCACAAAGCACCAAAAACTAGATATGGAATATGTTGGTGAAAGATATGCCTATTGTGATATATCTGAAAGTGAGAAAAAATATATTGAAAATGATGTATTAGTGTTAAAAGAAGCACTTGAAATGATGTTCAATGAAAAGCACGACAAATTAACAATTGGTTCATGTTGTTTATCAGAATTTAAAGGGTTTTATAATACTAAACAATATGATAAGTTATTCCCCGATATCAGAGAAGATTATCTTGACGACTCTATCACAGATGTATGGAGTCAGTGGGATTATATACATAAGTCATACCACGGCGGTTGGTGTTATGTAAATCCACGATACGCACATATGGTAGTTGGAGATGGTTTAGTGTATGATGTAAACTCTCTCTATCCATCTATGATGCATAGTATAAGCGGAAATAAATACCCGTTTGGTCACGGTGAATATCATAGAGGAGCGCCATCTGATGAACTTATAAGTTCTACTAATAAATATTTTTTTATTCGTTTTAACTGTAGATTTCAATTGAAAGCAGGAGCATTTCCGTGGTTACATATTAGGGATAGCGCTTTATATAAAGCTAATGAGAATTTATACACTTCTAACGTAAGATATAAAGGCGAATACTATAGATACTATCGTGATATTGACAGACAGATGCATGATACAAATGTAACTTTAACGATGACTTGCACTGATTGGGCACTATTTCAAGAAACATATGATATTTATGATTTGATGATATATGATTATATTTGGTTCTACGCAAGAGAGGGTTTTTTCGATGAGTATATTGATAAATACGGTACAGAAAAAAGAACCTCAAAAGGGTTTAAGAGACAAAAAGCGAAACTCTTTTTGAATAACCTTTACGGTAAATTTGCTATGTCGGATAACTCCTCATATAAAGAGCCTTATCTTGATGATAATGGTATTATTAGATTTGTTCTACACGAAGAGCATGAAAAGAAAGTAGGATATATCCCTATTGGTAGTGCTATTACTTCTTATGCCATGAATTTCACTATTCGTCATGCTATGGCAAACTATGACCGTTTTTGTTATGCTGATACAGACTCAATTCATTTGATAGGGCTTGATAAAGCGAATAAAGTTGCGGAACATCCCTCTAATTTCTGTTGTTGGAAATGCGAAAGTACATTTGATTTTGCCTATTATGAACGTCAAAAGACTTATGCAGAACATATAGTTGAGGAGAACCACGAGCCTTGTGAGCCTTATCTTGATATCAAGGCTTGTGGTATGAGTAGCCAAGCAAAGCGAAAATTTATTGAAGACGGAAAAGATATCTCCGAGTTATCCACTGGACTTAGTATGGAAACTTGTAATTTGAAAGCAGAGAGGATAAAAGGAGGAATAGTATTAAGAAATAAAGACTTTAATATTCACAAGCAAAAAGATAAAAAAATTATAATATAATACTTGACTATATTTAGTCATTGTGTTATTATAATAATGTAATAAATAAAACATATTACATTGCAATTCACACTCAAAGAAAACAGAAAAAAGGAGGAAAAAAATGTTTACAAGGACATTAGTTACAGCAGAGGTATCTGTAGAAAGAATTTACAAAGACAAGGAGACGGGAGAAATCAAGAAAGATTGCTTTGATGAGAAACTGGCAAATTGCAAGACAAGGGAAAAAGCCGAAATCTTGATTGAAAAACAGTACAAAGGGGATGTTGTTTCCATTTTAGATATTAAATTTAAATTGGAAAAACGTGTCATGACTGATGAACAGTTCTTACTCAACTCAGATGTCAAGAACGAAAAAATTGTCACCGAAGCAGAATTGCAGGAAATGAAAAAGGAAGATTATAAGGAAAAATAGGAGGAAATTATTATGGTAGAAATTAAAGAAATGAGCAGAGAGTTTACAAAGGTCGAGAAGTATCTTATGACCACAGCACCCGACATTGAACCGTTAAAAAATATTGCTGACGGGGCATCAATCCCAGTTGACGGTTATATTATTTTTAATGATATCAAGGATAATGGAGACGCGCAGGAAATTGTGAGTATTATTACAACAGAGAAAAAAGTATATTCAGGGCAGTCCTCGACTTTTAGACAGTCTTTGAAAGATATTGAAAACGTCATGGAGGGCGAAAAATTCTCAATTATTAAAATTAGTGGAAAGACAAAAGCAGGACGCGATTATATTAACTGCACCTTGGACGTGTCAAATTTATAATATAACGGCGCGAAAAACAGTTCTATTTCTCTTCTTATTAATGGGGTGGCAATATGCTACCCCATATTTTTTGAATAAAAATGTTTCACGTGAAACATTAAGGAGGTATTGACATGAAAAATGATGGCTATTATCATTGCGATAGATTGCTAACTTTAAAAGATAAAAACGGGAATATCCCCGATATCTATATAGTTGACGGTAACAGAACGGCAGGCAAAAGTTATTCTATTAAGTCTAGACAAGTATCTGATTTTTTGAAAGATAAATATAGACCCGAAAATCAATTTATCTATCTATATAGAAATGTAGTTGATATGAAGAATTGTGCTGATACATATTTTGGTGATATATCTGAAAAATTTGACGGGTATGTCATGACTGAAAAGAGTTTGATGAATGGTTCACTTGTTCAATTATTTCTAAATGAAGAACCATGCGGTTATTGCTTAGCGCTATCAGTAGCAAGAAAGTATAAAAAAATGCGTGGGTTATTTGTCAACATTCGTTCTGTATTTTTTGACGAATATCAAGATGAAGATAACGTATATTTGACAAATGAGGTGAATAAGCTTTTATCGTTGCTCACAACTATTAGTGCAGGACATGGAAAGCAACATAGAAGAGTCGTTTTATATATGGCTTCAAATACGGTGTCATTATTAAACCCTTATTATAGCGTTTTTGGCATCAATAAAATGCTAAAATATAACACCAAATTTTTGCGTGGTGATGGGTGGGTGTTCGAGCGAACTTATAATGAAAATGCTTCAACAGCTTATAGGGAAAGTGGTATTGCGCGAGCATTTCAAGATGCATCTTATAACGAATACGCTAGTGAAAATAAATATCTGAATGACAACGATTGTTTAATAGGTAAGCCAACAGGACAGTCTCGTTATATTTGTACAATTCGTTTCAATGAAAAAATGTACAACGCAAGAAAATATGACACTTATATGTATATATCAACAGGGGCAGACGAAAGTTTCCCTACACGAATATGTTTTACGAAAAACGATGTCATAGATAATACAGCAATACGAGTAAATTCAACTCATTATATTGTAGTAATGTTACGAGAATATTTTAACAGAGGTTTACTGTTATTTGAAAATTTGGAGTGTAAGAACATGATATTTGACGTCATATCTTTTTAATGTTTCACGTGAAACATTGACATTTTAAACTATATTTGCTATAATTATAATGTACCCAAAATAATACAAGCATTGTAATTGATATACACGCACATAGACAAGTAGTCTGATATCAATTTATGGCGTTGCGTTCCCTTTGCATTGATTATTTTGTAACGTACAAAATGTTTCACGTGAAAAATGTTTCACGTGAAACTTTTTATATTTACAAACATGTTTATTTATGTTATCATATAAAAAAAAAGGAGGTGATAACATGAATGAAATCATGACAATGATTAACACGCTAGGTGTACCAACTGTTGTGGCTATCGCGTGCATGTGGTATGTGAAATACCGAGAGGACAAAAACGACGAAAGAATAGATAAACTAAATGAGTTGCACAAGCAGGAAATGATAGATATCACAGAAGCGCTAAACAACAACACGATTGCGCTTCAGCGTATTTGTGACACATTTGAGAAGGAAAAAACAGAGGTGTAAAAAATGAATGTAAAAAAGGCTGTCGATATTTCATATCATAATGGGCTTGTTGATTTTGAAAAGTTAAAGAATTCTGTTGATTATGTTATAATTCGTTGCGGATATGGACAAGATAAGACTTCTCAAGATGATAAGCAATGGGAAAGAAATGTCGGTGAATGTGAACGATTGGGTATAGCATACGGTGTATATTTCTATTCTTACGCAAAAACAAAAGCAAATATCGAGGGTGAAATTAACCATTGCCTTAGGTTGTTAAAAGGTCATAACCCAATTTTACCAGTATTTTTTGATAGTGAAGAAAAAGGCACGCAATATGTCGCAAAACACAACGCAAAGCGATTTTGTGATGCTATGCTGACTAATGGGTATAGAGCAGGAATTTACGCTAGTAAATCATGGTATGAAAATTACATTGGTGAAAGTTGGGGTTATGATATATGGATTGCTCGATATTCAAACACGTTAGACATGTATAATGTTGATATTTGGCAGTATAGCAGTAATGGTAGAGTTGACGGCATTAACGGCAGATGTGATGTGAACCACGTATATAAAGATTATACGCATGAAAATAATTCTAACAACGTTATAAATGATATGATTGGAGGTATTAATGGAATGAATGCACTTTTTCAAGATAAAGAAAGCGGAAATTGGTTTTGGTTCAATGGGGATAAGGTAAGACATATAACTGAGGGTGCTTGTCTTGAGATTTTGAAAAAAATCCATTTAGACAGCACAGGCAGACCGATACCGTGTTACGTTTACGATAACACTTCCCCGTGGGATTTAAGGATATTACAGGCGGTTTGTTCAGACGTGGAAACGTATGAAAAAAATTCAACAAAATAATATCTATGATATGTTTCACGTGGGGGCGAAAATGTTTCACGTGAAACATTTTATTTGGAGGTGTAAGAAATGCCAAATATCAATATATCATATCAATGGGCAATAAACGCATGCAATGCGCCTAACATTGGATATTCACAGGCATATCGGTATGGACAGACAGTAAATGGCATTACTTATTATGATTGTAGCTCGTTCATATCAAAGGCATTAACAGAGGGTGGATTTTTTAGTGTAAACCCTTGGTTCACGACAAGAACAGAAGAAAGTTATTTATTACAAGCAGGTTTTCAAGAAATTAATATCAATGAAGCGTGGCAGGCGGGGGACATAGTATTGCGTAGTGGGCACACAGAAATGGTATATCAAGGAGCAGGAGCAGGAAACGGTGGTATTACTATGGGAGCGCACAGTGGACGTTATCCATTACCCAAACAGGTCAGCATTAATTCATATACTGCTAAGCCCTCAGACTGGACAAAACTATATCGATACGGGAGTAGTGCAGGAATGCCCCTCGAATGGATACACGGGAACCGATATCTGACAGACGATGAGATGAGAAACAATGCATATGTTTTTTATAGCACCATGTTTTTTAAGGATTTCACTCTAAATGCAATTGCAGGAATGCTAGGGAATATTGAGATAGAGTCTAATATTAACCCTGAGTTATGGCAGTCGCTAAAAGAGGGAAACTATAACGGTGGTTATGGTCTTGTCCAATGGACACCTGCTACAAACTATACAGACTGGGCGAACGCTAACGGCTATGATATCACAGACGGGTATTATCAATGCGTTTGGCTTGATGAAGAAACAGCAAATAGCGGTCAATGGATAGAAACAACTTCCTATCCGATATCATGGGAAGAATTTCGAAAGTCTACGAAAGAACCCGACTATCTAGCTTTAGTTTTCTTAAAAAATTTTGAGCGCGCAGGGGCTGAAAAAGAAGAGGAAAGAAAAAAGAATGCATTAAAATGGTATGCGTATCTTCAAACATTATCACCGTACCCAATACATCCACACATAAAAAAGTCAAAAATGCCACTTTACTTTTTCTTTCCGTGGTGATATAATGATAACTGTAAAAGGGTATCACTAATAAAAAGGAGGAGTCTTAATGGATTTTAATGAAGCTTTAAGCGAATTAATTGACGCTGTAGCAGACGTGGAAGAACACGGAGACGCTATTGAAGTCTTACAGAATTACGAGGGCGAAAGAAGCGGAGAAACGAACAGCGAATGGAAAGACAAGTATATGAAACTCGAAAGCGAGTACAAAAAACGCTTTAAGGAGCGCATGAAAGAGTCTGCTACTAATGCAGATAACGAAGAAAAGAAAGATGAAAAAGAAGAAAAAATCACTGTCGAAGATTTGGACTTTGATGGTAAGACAGAATAAGTAAGGAGGGGGGGTATGATAAATGGCAGTTGCAACAAATAAAAATATTTTAAAAGCAGTAAGACAGGAACTATCCTTTGAAGCTCAGAACCATTTACCTGTAGAAGTTTCAGACAATTTACAGAGTGTTTATGATAATATTCTGAATTATGCGCCTGTTCGCAACGAAATTGTTCCGTCACTGATTAATCGTATTGGTATGCAGACGGTAGACAGTATCGCTTGGCGAAATCCTTTAGCAAGGTTCAAGAAAGAGCCTATGCGTTACGGGGAGACACATGAAGAAACATACGTGAATATGTGTAAAGGTCGCGTCTATGACTCACAGGCAGATTTTAAATTCGCTTTTCAACAGTACCAGTCTTACATTATGAGCGTATTCCATAATGTCAATCTTGAGATACAATACCCAGTTACAGTTACATACGATAACTTGAGAAAAGCTTTTACAAGTGAGTATGGAATTCGTGACATGATTATGGCAAAAATGGAGAGTGCTATCACAGGCGCGAACTGGGATGAATATCTTGCAATGCGTGATTTGATTAATATTGGTTATAAAAAAGAGGTTCTTCCCGCAGTTACAGTTGATGCCGTTATTGATGAAGCAACGGCGAAAAAATTATTGATTGCGGTCAAAAGAGCGGTTGGCGAGTTTGGTTTCCCATTGCCAGAAAATAATCCAGCAGGTGCAACTTCTCACGCTATGCCAATAAACCTTATTTGGATAACTACGCCAAACGTGAACGCACAGATTAGTGTTGACGCTTTAGCTTATGCATTTCATATGGATAAGGCAGACGTAGCAGTTCAGACTGTTATTGTAGATAAATTCGCAAATAAGGCTATTCAAGGCGTTCTTTGTGATGTTCGGTTCTTTAACGTGCGCGACCAGTTCAAGGAAATGACAGACCAAAAACTTGCTAACGTATTATCTTGGAACTACTTCTATACACAAGTAGAAATGGTAAGTGCAAGCCCGTTTTATCCAATTCGTGTATTCACAACAGACACTGTTGTTGATATACCTACGTTATCCATAACAGAAGGAACTTATACAGCAGGACAGACACAGGAAGTAGAAGTTACTGTCGCAGGTGGAACAGGCACATACCATCAGAATTTAGTAACGCTTGAAGTTGACAGCGGTGCTACTTCTGCTAAGACATATGTTATCCCGGGTACATATTTGTTACACACGGGGCCAGACGAGACAGGAACTATTGTATTGAAAGCGATTTACCGACCGAACGAGACTATCACCAAGACAGCTAGCTTTACAAAAGCGTCATAATTAACGGAGGTATTTATCTATGATAAATTTACCGACACAGGGAGGGGTTGCACCACGCAACCCCGAAACAAAACTAAGATTATATAGTGGTGTGCCGTGGTCTGATGAATATGAACACGTCAGATTATACAATTCAAAAGAGGATTTGTTGAACCATTTAGAGGTATATCGTAAACACATTAACGGTGTTGATTTATCGCATCTTACACCTATAAAAATCGGAAATTATGATATTCGTGTGCCGTTCACAGAAATGAAAGCACTTAATCTCAATTATTTAGCTTTTCAGAATACAGGCATTTCTAATGAATGGGTATTTTGCTTTATTAATTCTATCGAGTGGCTGTCTGAAAAAACAACACGCATTAATTTTTCGCTTGATGTTTTTCAAAATAACTTTTATGATGCAAATATTAAACCTTGCTTTGTAGAGTATCATCATATTCCTAGAAGTAAAGATGAGATAGGTGTAAATTTAACCCCTGTAAACATAGAAACAGGTGAGACAATTGTATCACGACATAAAAAACTAGACTTAACACCAACAGAATGTTGCGCTTTTGTAACGCGAGGAACAACGGAACAAAGTTGGTTTGAGGGTCGCGTAGAAAATGGTGTTTATTGTTGGGGTAGTATAGGGCATTATGATATTACTAGTGATGATGGCTTAAAAGGAATTAACACATTGTTGGAAGATTACAACAAGCAAGGAGCGCAAGATGCAGTCATAGGGTTATTCATGTCTCCGAAATTATGCACACTTGCATTAGGTGGCAAAGAAATAAAGCCTAAAATAACAAGTATGCAGATTTCCGATAATGTGTTTGAGGGGTATAAACCGAAGAATAAAAAGTTATATTCTTACCCATGGTTATTCTGTCTTGCTGACAATAATCAAGGAAATACGCACATTTACAGATATGAGTATAGTTATAACCGAGATAAATCTCTTGAATTTAACAGTTATGGTACAATTGCAACATTGCCACAGGTTCTCACAACACCAAATAATTATAAAACACGCGAAAAGTTAGAGCATGGTTTAATGAATGAAGCTCTTATAAACTCTTCTTTTCCTATGTGTTCCTTTTCTTCTGACACTTACAGGGCATGGTTAGCACAAAATAAAAGTTCTATCGCGTTATCACAAGTGCACACTGCCGTGGACGCTACCATAGGAACAGGCACAGCAATAGCAGGCTTGGCTGACGGAAGTTTACAGGGCGGACTTAATGGTCTCGGCAAAACAACTAACGCTTTCTGGGACGCTCTTGGAATGTTAGCAAATCAGACCGACAGAGCGAGAAATGCAGGAGTTACACACGGAAAAGCACTATCAGAAAATGTATTGACTGGTATTAAAGAGTGTGGCATTGATTTTTACGAGATGTCATGCAAAAGACAATTTGCGGAAATGGCAGATAGCTTTTTCGAGCAATTTGGTTATCCGATTAATAAGATAACAATACCTTATTTGCGCTCACGTTCGAAATGGAACTATATAAAAACTTCACATTGTGGTTTTACAGGGGATATTGATTTAGACCAGTTAAAAAAATTGCGCAATATATTTAACAATGGTGTAACTTTATGGCATACTGATGATATAGGGAATTATGGGCTATCCAATAATTAAGGAGGTGATATCATGCGAAATCCGTTAAGAATTTTTGAAAAATGTAAAAATAAAAAAATCATTGATGATTTTAATACAGTCAAAACTATCTATTTTTACGATATTTTTGATATATTCGTGAACCGATATCAATGGCATGATTTGCCTAAAGAAATATTACCTATGTACATTGAACAAACACTATTTTGGCATGGACTTGGTGTATTCATCAAAGATGAAATTGCAGGGTACGCTTTTATGAAAGTTGCGTTGTCAGGGTTACCCGATATTTACAACATTCCTCAAGATAGAATTGCTTATACTGCAAATGGATATATTGAGGAGTACGGCAAAGAAAATAGCTGTATCTTATGGAACAACTATTCAACAATGCCATACTATTACAAGGCTTTAATGTATGCTGATGCTATGGCGAATACTTGGAAAACAAAAGGTATTAATATGTATGCACAGCGTACACCTGTTGCTCTTTCTTCCTCTGACAATGAAAAAATGACATTTGAAATATTAGGCGAAGAGTATGACAATTATTTACCTATTCTAAAACTTTCTGACTCGTTAAATCTAAAAGATATTAAAGCGTTAAACATGGGAGCGCCTTATATTGTCGATAAATGCGAGCAAGAATTGAGGGACTTATGGTCGCAAGTATTAACGTCTTTAGGATATGAAAGCAACCCTGTAGAAAAAGGCGAACGCCTCGTAACAGGAGAAACGGCAGGGAACAATGGGCAGATTGAAGCAAATCGAAATGTTGGGCTGACATTAAGAAGAAGATGTGCGAAAGCTATCAATGAATTATGGGGTCTTGATGTGTCAGTAGACTTCAATAGTGAATTGCCTACCATGCTAAACGGTTATGTACCCGACAAATATATGCAAAAAGGAAGGGAGGGTGACGAGATTGAGTAAATACACGACCACCGTGAAAGATATTTGCGAAAGCTTTATCCCTCAAAATGAAGTATGGAGTATGGATTTATCTATTCAAAGAACAATCGATAAAACGCAAGATAAATTTTTTGACTTTGATTTTCCTTTTTATTCAAAGGATAGAAAAGACCTGTACACTTTTAAGACATATTTTTTACTTAGATACTGGAATAATTACATTGGTTTTGAAACATTAGGAATGTGGAAAACTGCTTTTTTGTCAAGAATGAATGAATTAATACCGTATTATACAAAACTGTATGATGCTATACAACATGACAACCCTTTTACAAATACAAATATAACAATTACAGAAGCAGAAAAAGGAAACGAAAAAACAACAACTAACTCAACAGATGCAGGAGAAAGTGAGGTAAAAAACAACCAAAACTATCAAAATATTGACAGCGATAACCCACAGGTTACAGTTGCTACACAAGATTATGCAAACGCTATGAGTAGAGCGGAAACTGTTAATAACACTACGACAACAGCAAAAAATAGCCATGCAGGAAACGATAATAAAGACAGCAAAAGAGACAGAGAAACAAAAGAACTAGGTTTAAGAGGTAAATCAACCAGTGAAGCAATAGCAGAATATCGCGAACAAATTCAAAATATTAACAGAGAACTTGTAGAAAGTTGCAGAGATTTATTTTTGAAAGTATGGTAAAAAGGAGGTGATATAATGGCAGGAGAATTAAAGCCTTTGATGCCATTACTGTGCTGTGACGTGCCTAGTGTATATAGCAATAAGCAAAGTTATTATGAATGTTTGTGCTATATTGGATACAAAGTCAACGAGTGTATTGAAACACTAAATACTTTCACTGACAGTTATAAAAAGTACACTGATGAAAAAGTAAACGCTTTAAGAGATTATGTTGACACTTTGAACAGTAGCACAAGAAAGTATATTGATGATATCAATAATAAAATCCGTGAAGATATGACAGCAAAAGACGATGAACTGGATAAAAAAATTGATGACGTCAACACGTATTTATCGCTAAAGATAAGCGAGTTAAATGTATTAATTTACAAATTAAACAGTGAAACGAGGAATTATATAAATGATGAAATAGAAAAGGTTTATGTTTTCATTAAAAATTATATACCCGACCATATTGTAGTTTTAAACCCTGTAAAGGGTTATTATACAAGTTTAAACATGGTGTTGTCTGATTTATACGACAGTTTGAGATATTTTGCGCTAACGTGCAACGAGTTTGACTCACTTAATCTGTCATGTGCTGAGTTTGACGGGTTATATCTGTCAGCGTATGATTTTGATTTATACGGTGCAAAAAAATTCAGAGTTGACAGCAACTTATATATGCATGACCCTTTTACGGGAAAATATACTTTTTATCAGAATGTGATTAATAAGTTAGCTGAGTTACATTTCAATAACCCAATCACAGCTAGTAATTTTGATGGATTACTGTTATCAGCGTCTGAGTTTGATGCAAAGAGTATCACAGCTTATGATTTTGACAGCAACGCTAATACAATATTAAGAGGATAATTAGGAGGTATAAAAATGAGTTCAACAAACAAAACAACTTATTATAGTTTAAGTCAGTACATTGGTACAGACAAACCGACATACTTACAGGACTATAACGGTGATATGTCAAAAATTGACCAAGCTATTCATGATGTAAACGGTGTAGCTACAACAGCTAATCAGAGCGCAGGAAGCGCAGAAGCTAAGGCAGAACAGGCGACTACAAACGTGGTAGCTTTGCAGGGTAGAGTTGGAGCAGTTGAAGGGTCTGTATTGAATTTACAGGATAAAACAAAAACGCAAGACGCAGAAATTGCCAGTGCTAAACAGTCAGCAAATACAGCCAATACAACAGCTAACAACGCTTTACAGAATGCAAATGCTGCGAATATTAAAGCTGACAGTGCTAAATTTAGTGGGTGGAACACGTTTATAAATATCAATAGCAATGTAACAGTAAATAGCGCAAAGATTATGTTTAACAAACAACTTAACACAATTGCTTTCAATGTTGATTTATCTACGCAAACAGCACTCACTAAAAATGATATCGCAATGAAGTTGCCTAGCAATATACCTTCACCGTCAAAAACAATCGACTTGGGTCGTATCGCTATTAACTGCATTACATATTATAGTGATGGATATTTTGAATCCTTGGCTATGGAAGATGTAACAATTGACACTGACGGGTATGTTCACTTTCGAATGTTTGCAAACAGTAACCTGTATATTTCAGGTA